TAAATATCTTCATCTTCGTGCCAAAACTCCGGCACCACCTGATCCGCAGCAGCTCGCAGGGCGGCGGCAAGGCCGGCGTGAATGTCATAGGTCTTGCCGCAGGCGCCCATGACGAACTTGTCAAGCACCGCCTGCGCAGCGGGGGAGAGGTCAGTCATCGAGCAACCCTCCATCTACGAGGACATCGCACCATTCCTTGAACGGTGCTTCAATCTGAGCCATAGCTTTGTTGTCGATGGTTTCTGGATTGCGGATCATGCTGATTGCAAGGCCAAGAGCATCACCCAAGCGGTTCTCAAGGGTGTCGAGTGGCACGAACTTGTAGTCGGTCATTGGTTTGCTTGATCGTAAATGGTGTTGACAATGGTGACGCGATCATGGGGGTAGAGGTCTAACGGGGCTTCGTTAAGCCACAAGGCCACCTCGCGGATTGCAGCGCGGGCCATGTCGGTCTCGACTGCATCCCTTGCCCCTGGCCAGTAGTGCTTTTCATCCTCCAGCGCAATCACCGTACTCACCCGCTCCACCAGCGAACTATCTGGTTTGGCCGGATAGTTGCGTCGCGGCTCTGGCGCAAGCAGATCCCTGACCTGTTGCGCTTGCTCAGGCGTCAACTTCAGCGGTTCATTGATCTCGTAGACCTTTGAGGCTGGGCGCTTAGGCAACTCAGCGGCCGCACGGATCTGTTCTGGCGTGGCATTGCGGATCAAGTCCATACACGCATGAAACCGGCGGTTGTTCTCTTCCTCATTAATCGGCTCAAGTTGCTGGGAGCGCTCTAGCGCCTCGACTCGGCTTGCCAGGGCCAAGATGTTGGCGCTGGTTTCGACGATGTGCTTCTGAGCGGCATTTTCCAGTACCTCAACCCTGGCGCGAAGCTCTAAGAGGCAGGCGTGACTAACGCCATTAACGGCGGCCCAATCTTCAACATCTGCCCACTGTTCGGGCGTTGCTTTGTGTTCAGTCATTGGTCAGCCTCCAATTCAACGCCGATAGCGAAATCATCTTCCTTGTCAATAGCTTCCAATTCGCCAGCGATAGCAAAGAGTTCGGCGCGAGTTTGCTGCTTTTGTTCCCACTTGGAATCAGCCATCAACTGATAACTTTGAGGCCACGGTTCATTTTCTCCGCAAGGTGGTTCAGTTTGTTCAGGCACCACCTGATCCGCAGCAGCTCGCAAAGCGGCGGCAAGACCGTTTCGGTAGCCAAAACCATCGGCGTTGAAATATGCGTTTTCGATCGCCTGAGCGGCGGGGGAAAGGTCAGTCATCGAGTTGCTCCGCTTTAATGTTTTGCTTCAAAATCCATGTAGTCAGCTCTGCTACTTCATCGCCAGTAACCAATCGCTCCAGTTCAAGCCGAACAATGCGATCGGGGCTGGTGATGACCATGGAGTTGTTGCGCAGGCACCAGAATGCGTCAAGCATCCGCAGTGTCAGGGTCTCTGTGGTTTCGATGATCACAGAGGACTGCGCATCTGGCGTATCCGACGATGTCGACATAGGAATCAAGGTGATTTGGATTGGTTTGTAGGCGGCTGAGCTTCAGGCAAATCATCATGTGAGCCACTTGTTGGGCGCTGATGTCTGCACCTGTGATGGCAGACCACATCAGGGCGATGCGATCAAAGCTGACAACAGGGTTTCCGTAGTCAGTGGTGCGGTCGTAACCAATGGTCTCGATCGCTTGGTCAAACTGTGCAATGCGGGATTGATTCATGCTGCCTCTGGTGGTGGTGATGTTTGTCGGTTGCCCAAGAATCGGGCTGCTTGTTGGCGGTCGCGTCGGCCTTGCTCCGTGAGCAGATACCCCTTGGTGCATGGCCTGATCAGGCCGCTTTGGTTGAGCGTGGATAGCTGGGCTCGGATGGCACCTGTTAACCACGACGTCTCGCGTGTGAGGTAAGCCAGGTGCACAGCTTGCTCCAGCTCATCCAATGACAGCGGCAGCGGGTACTTCAGCCACAGCGCATCAAGCAGATCCGACCTGAGTCGAGCCAGGATCACTGGTTCTTGGGTCATTGGATTGGCTCGGCTGTTTGTGAGATAGACCCAGCTTGGTAGGTCTCCAGCACGTGCGCGGCCCACGCTGCGGCCACGATCACGGCCTGGCTGTTGGGCGTGGTGCCGTAGTTGGAGCGCCACCACGAGCGGTAAGCCTCCATCAATTCGTAAGAGGTTGGCATTTGTAAATAGGGGGATTGGTGGGCCCCGTGGTTGGGGCCCGGGATTGGTCAGCCCTTAAGGGCCAGGGTCACAGCCAGCACGCCAACTAGAGCCCAAAGAATCAGCTGGCGCTGCTCCAGTTGGTTAATGGCCGCGGCCTGGGTGCCCGTGATCTCGAGGGCTGCCGTGATGATGTCGGCCTTGGTGCTGTTTTCTGTGGTTTTGTTCATGCTCTGTTGTGGTTTGGGTTTAAGTGCAGGTGCGTAAGCCCTGCAGAGGGGCCGGCGTGGCCCCTGGGCAAGGATCAGATAGACATAAACGCTTTGACGCGGGCCCGGATATTGCCAGGCATCCATACCCCTGGCACCGAACCACGAGACGGCCAGGCGTTCATGGTTTGGGCAAGGTCGTTGGCCTTCCGTTCAGCATCAAGGCCCACAAATACCCGGAGGGTATTGGCAGGCAGGATGCCTTCGTAGACCGGATCGACCACGCGGGACGGATCGTTCACATCATCGAAGCAAACCCAGTATTCAAGTTGACCCATTTTTTTGGTGCGGTGTGAATGCTGCGCGTGAGGGCAGCAGGGAACCCCGAAGGGCTCCGGGCTGTCGTCACCGGTACCGCGGTGCCGCACCCCGTAGAGGGCGGCCAACGTGGCACGTGAGCGGCGTGCAAGGGCCAGAGGCGTACCGCTGCTGGCTGAGACAGGTTGGCGCCTGATCCCAAACCTCAACGGTGTACCCCTTGCGTTGCTGTCGGGCGATGTAGTCGTCAACCTCCCAGCGCGTGAGCGTGGTTGGTGCGTACATCTGGACAGGTTTCCCACCGGGCCATGCGTACGTGGTGACGGTGGGCAGCCACCAGCTCACAGAGGGAGCCGGTGGGAAGTTGTGGCCAAAGGGGCTGCTGTAGTCCGTTGCGAAACGGTGCCAGCCCCAATCAATGGTTGCGGTCATGGTCCTGGAAATTGCGTTTGAGTTGAGCGGTTTGGAATCGAGTGGTAAGTGGGGCGGTCAAGTTGGGCCAAGGTCACCAGCCACAGAGTGGAGGTGACTAAGACCACAGCAGCAACCGCGGCGAGTGGGTGCCTCATTTGCCAAACCAAAACAGGGAGCAAAACCATTCGAGTGCCTCGGTGTCGACGTCGCGCCTCCACTCAGTCCAAGGTGTGCCCCAGTCCTGATGTTCAAGGCGTGAGCAGCTGGGCTCGCAGTTGGCCAGGTCCCCGATGATTCGGAGCGCAGGGCCGCCGGTGCTCAGCAGAATCTGAAACTGTTCAGGTTCCAGATCACCTGGTGTGCTCCAGCCGCTGCGGACATCAACCGAGAGCGCTTGCTCCCGACAGCTTTCCTCAATGGCGTCTGCCACGTCGGCGTGGTTGGTCCCATTGAACTCGTGAAACCTGAGGCAGGCCTTGGCCTCCCGTGAAAGGAGGCGGCCTTCCCCCTCTTCCAGACAAAACTGGTGTGCCTCAAACGCTGCGGAAATCTCCTCGGCGTGCGCTCTGGCGTTGGCCTCGGCACACGTCAAAGTTGCGAGTGTTGTTGTCATTGGTGCGGTGTCGTTTGATTGCAGGTGAACCCTGCAGAGGGCCCCGTAGGGCCCCGTGTAGGGATCGAACCCGGTTTAGTAACCGAGCCAGGTCAGCACGTCTTCAGCGAAATACACGCGAAAACGTCCGCAAGCTTCCTCGCATGCTGTGACCCAGTTGCCCAGGCTTTCGCCGTGGCCCTGGAGCACCGCCTCAAGGTCGCTGGTGCTGTATTTGCCATGGCGGTCTGCCCAGCTGAGCAAAGCCGCCCTGGAATCAATCAGCTCTTGAGCTGCCGTGGCCACGTCGAAATCGTCGTAGGCCGCCAACAGCTCAATCGCTGGTGTCGCGCAGGTCTTCATTTGTCTAGGTGCAGGTGGAAACTGCAGTCTTGGCCGCGGTGGCCGTGCTGCCCCCTGAGTATAGCCGTGGCGTTGCAAGTTTGCCGAGAGTTTGCCGAGAGTTTGCACGGCGGCCCGAAATGCAGGGTTTTATTTAGTCCCACCTGAGACGCATCTTGAGACACCCCAGCGCACCCTGGCCGGCCCTGCGTCACTGCCTCTCATGCAGGTACGCCAGGCCCCCAAACCCCTTGGTATCACTGGGTTGTCCAAAGATTGGACAGGCCCTTGGGGCCCGTTTGGACACGCCCGGCTGGCCCCCGGCGGGGGGTAGTTCGCCCTGGCCGCCATAGCGTAAACCCCTCAAATTTTTCCACCAAAAATCCAACTCAAATTTTTCCACCAAAAAAAAACTCAGTGCACCCAAGCATCAGACGACGTGTGCCCAAGTATTGAATCATGGTGAATGCGAGTTGTCCTTAGGTGTATATAGGTGTCTTTAGGTGTACATAGGTAATACTTGGGTTCTATTTTCATTAGTAATAACAACAATAATCCTTGGATAATCCTTGGTTCACTATGAATTGGGTACACCTGCTCCGCTCCCCTACCGGGGAGCTATAGACCCTTAGGTAAACCTAGGTACACCTAGGGGGGTATTTAACCTTCTATAGTCACGCACACATTTGTACTACTGGCCTTCAGGCCTTATCTTGTCCCTATCCAGCCCTGTCGCCCCATGGCCTCAGACACGTCCCAGGTCCTCTCTGACCTGCATGCCGACCTTGCCTGGCACCTACGGTCCAAGATGGCCGATGGGTCCATCACAACGGCCGAGCTGAACGTCTTGCGGCAGTTCCTAAAAGACAACGGCATCTCTGCCCAACCGGTGGCTGGGTCCAGCTTTGGGGACCTGGTGGCGTCGTTGCCAGATCTGGATAAAGTGGTGCAAATGCCAAGGCGCAAAGTCGCCTAATACCAACCATGGCCGATCCCGCTGACATCCCATCTGGGTACTTCATCACGACCGCGATCAACAACAAGATCGCCAATGCTCCTGCTATTGGCATTGGGACTGGCTATGGCGGTGCTGTGACCCAAGGCACTTCCAAGACCACTGGCGTCACCTTGAACGCCAAGGCTGGTGTGATCACCATGCACAACGCAGCCCTAGCTGCTTCTGCCGTTGTTCAGTTCACCCTGACCAATAGCGCCATTAGTGCCACTGATGTCGTTGTGGTCACTCAGGGCTCTGGTGGCACCGCTGGGTCGTATCAAGCCCATTGCGTGTCCGTTGGTGCTGGCACTGCCGTATTTCGCGTTGTGAACACCAGCGCTGGTTCGTTGTCAGAAGCTGTGACCATCAACTTTGTGGTCATTGATTCCGTCAACGCCTGATGACCACCAGCAAGGGCTCTGGGTGGGTCGGCCTGCCAGAGCCTTTGTCGTCGGACTTCCGGTACTTCTTGGTCCTGGTCTGGCGCCACCTGAACCTGCCAGACCCAACACCGATCCAGCTTGACATTGCTGCATACATGCAGCACGGATCCAAACGCCGCATTGTTGAAGCATTCCGGGGCGTTGGTAAGTCCTGGATGGCCGCGGCCTATGTGCTCTGGCTGCTCCGTGGGAACCCCCAGCTCAAGATCATGGTGGTATCGGCTTCGAAGACCCGGGCCGACGACTTCACCATGTTTTGCATGCGGCTGATTCGCGAAATGCCAATGCTGCAGTGCCTGGAGCCAGACCGAGATGAGCAGCGCTCAGCCGTGAACCGGTTTGATGTCAGGCCCGCGATTCCGGATCAAAGCCCATCCGTTAAAGCAGTTGGCATCTTTGGTCAGCTCACTGGGTCCAGGGCCGACCTGATCCTTTCTGACGACGTGGAGACACCGACGACGTCGTGGTCAGTTGGGATCCGGGAAAAGCTGTTGGCAGCAGTGGGTGAGTTCAACGCCATCCTGAAGCCCGGTGGCGAGATCATGTTTCTGGGTACACCCCAGACCGAGGAGTCCATCTACAACAAGCTGGCTCAACGGGCATACGAGGTGCGCATCTGGCCAGCTCGGTACCCCGAAAAGCCAATCAAGTACGGCGATGCCCTAGCTCCTGTCATTGCCGAGGGCTGCCCTGAGTTGACCGGTCATCCAACAGACCCTGGTCGGTTCAGCGAGATAGACCTACTGGAACGCGAGACGTCGTACGGACGGTCGGCCTTTGCTCTGCAGTTCCAGCTAGATACCAGCCTCAGCGACCAGGAGCGGTTCCCGTTGAAACTGGCGGACCTGATGGTCCTGGAGGTGTCGGATCACGGGCCCGAGAAGGTCGTGTGGAGTTCTGGGGCCGAATACCGGATCAGCGACTTACCAACTGTTGGGTTTAGCGGGGACTACTTTTACCGGCCGGCCTACATCCATGGGTCTTGGCTGCCGTTCCAAGGCTGCGTCATGTTCATTGACCCGTCTGGCCGCGGCCTGGATGAAACCGCGTACGCCATCGTTGCTCACCTCAACGGCAATCTGTACCTGCTGGAATCCGGTGCATATCGAGATGGATACACAGAACCCGTTCTGCAGGGCCTAGCAGCCGCTGCAAAGCGCCAAAAGGTCAACCTGGTACTCCTGGAGGATCAGTTTGGCCAAGGCATGCTGGAGAGCCTTCTGAAGCCATACCTGCAGGTGCAGCATCCGTGCACCATCGAGACCGTTCGGTCCAACGTGCAGAAGGAGCGTCGCATCATTGCGGCCCTGGAGCCCGTCCTGAACCAACACCGGCTCATTGTCAGCCGATCTGTAATCGAAGGAGACTCCAAGGTCCGTGACGACGAGGCCGTCGAAAAGCGCTTGGCGTACCAGCTGTTTCACCAGTTGACCCACCTCACGGTTGACCGTGGCTGCTTGGCTCACGATGACCGCCTGGACGCCCTTGCAGGTGCGGTTCAATACTGGAACGAATCACTGGCCATTGATGAAGACCGGGCAATCAAGGAGCGGCAAGCGGAACTTTGGGACTTGGAGCTTCAGGCGTATATGGGCGAGCTTGAGGGAGCGCTTGATCGAAACCTTTTGGGTGGGAGCCTTACGGATCTTGCAAAGGCACCAGCCGCGGGGGGCTGGATGCGGACACGTCGTTAAGCGACCAGGCGTCAGGGCCTGGGTCATCCGGCTCCCAGGCATCTTTATTGGGTACGACGGCACCAAAGAAACAGGCTCTTTCCAGACTGTTGTCATGGCCGAATGCGAAGAGATGGCCTGGGAAGTCGCCACGAATT